AAGTGAAGAGATATGCTTACGTCTGCACCCCATTCGTCTATTCGCTTGTGCAACTCTTTCATTCGTGCAGTATATCCACTTAATTCGTCGCTACGCTCAAAGATTTCAACTTCAAAATCTGAGCCAACAGATGCCAATTTGACCTCTTTTGAAAGTGCTTTATAGAACACATATTCACTCATTCCATTTGCACCGTACGCCCCCTGACTGCCTTTTCTGTGACCAACAACTAATGCTATTTTTTTCATCTACCGTATACCTCATTTAATTTTTTATTGATAAGACAATACTTTAAGCAAATAGCCCTTAGTTTGTCATTGTTTTTAACAAGCTCAGTAAGCACATCATTTTCTATGATACTTAAATTTTCATCAATACTTTTCACTTTAAACTCCCTACTTTTAGGGGTTTTGTATGTAGGTAGCTTTGGTAAGCTTATTTTTATAGGTGTGCATTGCACATTTTTTGAGCAGTTATTAAGTATGAAGAGTGAAAGAAGTGCTATTTTTAGCATTGTCTATACCCTCGATAAAGCTACTTATACTTTTTGAGTCTGAGTCAATAAGGCACTCATTTAGCCTATTTGAAACAGATTTCAACTCATTTTCTAAGCTTTCTATTTTATTATCACGCTTATCAATAATCTCATATTTTATGTATCCAACAAAACTTAGAATTAGAGATAATGCAATTATGTACTTATACATTTTTCTCCAATCTCTCTATGCAGTTTGATAATTTTGACGTAACATCAGACAACTCTTCTAAGCACTTATTCTCCTTATGCCCCATCATTTTTAACTCATTTAAGCATTCATTCTCACGCGTCTCAAGATTGTGAATTCTATCGTGTGCTTCATCAATCCTCTTCTCGTTGTCGAAATGGTTATCCATTAACGTTTTTGTTAAGTCCTTTTGGCTCTTATATGCAACATAGACTGCAAATAGGAACATGATAGTAACAACAAGTATAGAGAACAGCACAACACCACCCTCCCCTAATTTGCTTGTTTCTGTCAATAGACTACCTGTCTCTTTTATCATATCTGCTGTCATAGAATATCTCTATATACAATTCTTAAATTTTCAGGTTCTTTTCCGATTTTTGAGTTTGTTGTGTTATCGTCGTTCAACCCCTGTGAGCTGTAAATAATTTCAATATTTTCAGGAACTTCATATCTGGGGTGAATATAGTCGCTTCTAAAAACTTCGCAGATATTACAATTTGATGCGTCGGATACAAACAACTTCCCCTCGCTTGTTAGCAAGAGTCCACGTGGGGAGTTCATCGCGTTCCCCTCGTGTTCTGCTAAAGATGAATTTTCGTAATGGAAATGCCCTACACTAAACTCAATAAGTCCAGTTACAATATTGAATCCAATGACCTTCTCCATATTCGCAGATAACACATAAAGTGTGTCACCGTAAATTAGAAAATCAGTTAAATCAAGGTCGCTAACGCCTGAACTCGCTGGTTTTCTAATTGTTTTAACGTACGCTAAGCCGTCGTCAACATCGTATGTGAATACGTCTATATCGTCAGATTTTCCGACGTAAACAGTATCTCCATCTATATAAAGCGAACGTGGATAATGAGTTTCTAAGTTCGAACCAAGTCCAGTCCCACTGTCCTGAAGTAGAGTCTTAATCCAATTACCATCTTTGTCAAACTCCTCTAGTGTTCCATAATATCTATCTGCATCTCCAGCACCGTCGCTTGTTAAAACAAGTAAATTCCCACTTGTTGCTGTTTTAATCTTGTACGGCTTTCCTATTTTCCCATCGGAGCATTTACCCCTACTATTGTAAGTTCCGAACTCCCACTCAACTTCTTTTGTGTCCTTATTTATAGAGATTAATCTATTATAGTATGTCCCACAAAAAATATTTGTATCGTCAAAATCTGCACTAATAGGGCTTCTATTATCTGCATTCTCATTCGTCTTATACGACTTCCTTAGCGAAGCGTCCATCTCGAAGTAGTAAATGTATGACTTTCCATAATCGACACTAACGATACACTCCTCGTCCTCGTAAATCCCCCACGGCTGATAACACACGTCTGGGTTAAGGTATCTATTTAATCTCAATCCATTATCTACAACATAGCTTCCAAAAATTGGATTAAGTTCAATAAAATTCTTAACGTCTTTTTTTAGCTCGTTTAAGCACATATTTGTCATTGCACTCGGTACGATAACTCTACTATCTACGGTAGATGGGTCTACTACTTTAAGCTTTCCATCTAAAATCTCTTGTAGAAACTCACTTATCATTTTTCTTTCTCCATTTGTATTTTCTGTATGCGAAATATGGGTATCTCATAAAGCTACCGACTCCAGCACACATAGCGATTATAATGCTAAAATATGGCTTTACCCCAATTTTAGTTAAGCATTTATAGAAATTAATATGAGGCAGTATTGGGTTATATGTACCAGCTTGTCCAACTTCATTATCGTGTTTTTTGCAACACTTTCCTATATATATACCCATAAAATTTTCTGGGAACATTGAGCAGTAGTCTTTCATCTATTTAATACTTCCACAACTTCTTCGTGACTCTCTGCATTTGTAATGTCAATCACTTTCTGTGTACCAATTTCAATGTTCTCAGAAACGCTTGTAATGGACGCAACAAGCATATTGCTATCAGCATACCCATTCTCGGCAAGTGTTGTCATTTTATCAAAGGCACTTTTTTCAAGTTCTGTTAAAACGCTATCATCAAATCCAATAGCATTCACAATCTTAGTTAGTAGCACAATAGCTTTTGCATTTGAAGCACTCATATTGTTAGTCAAGTTCCCAGTAGACTTTTTAACATTCTTACCGATTTTCCAATTCACAGTGTCGATAGCAACTTGTTTAAAGGCGTCTAAATCTTCTGGAACATTCCACTCACCATCTTTAACCATCGGCATATTACTATGGACGAGGTTTCCTATTTTTATCTCTTTAATTGTCATCATTTCTCCTTAATCGCTTAGGTCTGAATAGGATAATACATTAATTGGGATACCACTGTCTGCATCCCTTACTACACCTGCCACAATGTCTTTTAGCACTTTGTCCGCTCCATCTGTCCCCTCTATTGTAAGAGAACTTTGACCGATATCCATCGTACCACCATTCAGGCGAAGGATATCACTTAAATCTCCAATAATTTTTGATGCTTTAAACATTAATATTTGCTTACCATACGCGTACGCTTCTATCAAATTCCCTTTATTTCCAAGATTGATTGTGCTTTCGTAGAATGATAAATTCATAGATGAATACTCGTTAAAAATATTATTCCACTCTGTCGTACAGTCTCCGTCATAATCTTGTACTTCAATATCCACTTTATAAAAGTTAATCCAACAATTAAACCCTGTAAATTTACTCATTGATGCATCATCATCTTTCTCTACCCACGAAAATTTAATCTTAGGTATGTCATCTGAGTCATCACCATAGCTACCAAATTGAATAGAGTTGTTACTTAGTCTCTTACCAACAACCCCCCTATATTCCACTGTTGGTGTAAAATTTTGACCTCTTTTTAAATATATATGTACGGACATTCCTGGGTCAATTATACTAATAGCTTTTTCTATTGTTTTGAATGGTGAAGAGCTTGAACCAGTGTTTTCATCGTCTCCATCTACATTATCAATATAATATGCTTCCGTCATATGTCCAGAAATGACTCCCCTAAGATTATCCATAATCTTACGAATAGACCACATAGTATACGTCTCTTCTGTCCCATCATTGTCTGTAATATAATTAATTTCTACGTCTACATTAGACTCAAACGAGAACTCCCGAAGCACTCTTAAAATCCTCTGTCCGTTTAATAACAATCTGTCTTTGCTTGTCACGATTCAACCCCTAGTTTTAGTTTTTCTATATCTTGTCTATTTTCTAAAATTGCATTCGCTAAAGATGCACTAGACTCCTCGTTAATATCGACCCAAAAATCATCACTTTGAGTTGGGTCGTTACCTATATTTTCATCTCCGACTTCCCCAGAAAGTGACGAGTAGATAACATTATCGATTTTGCAAAAATCTCCGATAATATACTTCTGCTCATTGTCCCATTCTGCTATCCCAGCAGTGTATAAGTATCCAATTAGTTTAGAAATCGTAAACCCGAGTGCGTTAAAATCTTGCCTTGTTGGATTATCATCTTCACCAACAATTTCCCAACCAATCTTGAAATCATCGTTAAAGTTATCGTCTATTTCATCGCTTTTCTCATCGCTTCCAAAAATCATTCTATTGTCATCGGTTGCGTTCTCTGCAAAAGCAACAAAATTACCCTTAAATCTACTCAAAGACCCTCCCTTATTTTATTTTGTACGCAAAATAGCTATCTATCTTATCTTTGGACTTGTCTCCGAACCCAGTATTATGCTCACTAAATCCGAATGTTTTTCTATCTTTATAGATAATAATAGCTCTATATTCAACACCCATCGGGCGTGGAAATAGGTTTGCTTCTTTTGCATATTGTATCATAAAGTTATCAAATCTATCATCTACATATAGTGTTAGTTTCATATACGAACTATCTGTAATATATCCAAAACCAGAAAAAATAAAGTCTATCGAGTCCTGTATAGATAGACGTTGTTCCTCGTCTATCATCGTGCTTTTTGTATAGTTTTTTACTATCTTGCACTTTAGGAAGAATCTGTATGTGTCATCATTAATATTATTGTCTCTATTGAATCCTACGATTTTCCCAATAATATCTAACTGTTTCCCAACTGCAAAATCAACATCAAATGCTTTTTCAAAACTCTTTGCAAATTCATATACTTCCTCAAACTTAGATAAAATAGCACTAATGTGTGCAGTTGCTTTTTCTTTATCTGCATACTGTGCAATAAGTAGCTTCTTATATGCTTCCACAAAATCACTCACTCTTCAGTTACCTCTATGTTTTCGTAAATAATTTCAAATTTTTCATCAAAATTAGCAATAAGTATATCGTCGACGTATGTGCTGTCATCTTTGCTTATTTGTAAATCAGATGCGATAAACGTGCTTCCTGCACTGTAAATAGTTCCATAAAGTTCAGTAGCTGTAATGTTTTGTGATATTAAAAAGTTAAGCTTTGATAGCTCATTTTTTATACTATCTACATCGATAATATCGGAAGATGAACGTTTTCTTACTGTAACTTTTATGTAAATCTCTGTTTTTGTAGGTCTATCGAAATTTACTACGTGATGAAAAGTTCTAATATCTCCGTTTCTTGTTTCGAACTCCTCTTCGTATACCTCTTTTATATCTCCTTTTAGTCCACACCCAATAGTCTTATCTACTGCTATCGTTTTCGCAATATCTTTAAGCTCTCCACCATCTACAATTATCCAAATTGAGTGAGGGGGTATATCTTTTTCATCGTCCAACTCATCTGTGTTGTTTTCGTAAATTATTGCATCACTTACCCCATTCAAGTCAAGCAATTTCCCTAAAATTGAACTAATTAAACTTTTTGCATTGTATCCAACAAGCTTATTTCTTCTTCGTCTTAGCTCTTCATCTGTTTCCTCTTCTCTTCCAGCAACTGCACTTTGCATATTGTCCAAAGACACAACTTCTGTAACAACCGTAACTTGCTCATTGATTGTATGCTCTTGTGCTGTAATTGCACCCCATTCTTTCGCAATAAAAGTTAAAGTTGTAGTCCCCTCTTCGAGTGTTACACTTTCAGATAATCTCCACTCTTGAGAATTTTCATCTTTAATCGTGTATGTAGATGGTAGTTCAATATTTTTTGACACAGTAACATCAACATCAATTTTACTTTTAGTTGCTGGTAGCCGTGTTGTTGCAATAAGCTTAAGTATTTTATCAAGTTCGTGTCCCTCAGCCAAATCAGGGTCGAGTGAATTATATATTCGTGAGATAAATGTTTGTAAGTCATAAATTACATTTGTTAAAATTCCGATTTGTTGACCATCTTGAGTATCCTGTTCGAGTGCAATATCTTCACCATAAATCTCTTTAAATTTTGTCACAAAGTCGTTAAAAATCTCATCAAAATCATCAAGCAAAATACCATTTTCATTTATTATCATACTGTTTCCTCTATATTATTATTTTGTGAGTATATCGTATCGAGATTGATTGATATTACAGCTTCTCTATTTTCATTTGATGATATTTCAACGCTATTTACTCTCAATACCCCCTCTGTTTTTTTGCAAATATTGAGTATGTCTCTTTTTATTTTTTCTTCATTATTTTTGCTTCCGAGATATAAAAACCAATCTATACCGGCATCAAAATCTAAAAACCAATCTCCTTTAAAGCTCTTAATTCTTGTCGAAACACGCTGTAAAATTGCATCATCTCCACTTATTGTGGTGGAGCTTCCACCAAATGTCCAATCACATTTTTTTAGTCTTCTTACTTTCATTATTTAATCTTTGTAACCAGTCCATTAACGACTGTTATTTTTTTACCATCATCGCTATTAAATGTTCCAGATGCCCCACTTTCCCCTCCGACGCTATATGTTCCAGAGTCAGTATTTCCAGTTGTTCTATGGCTTCCGTTATTCTGCATAAAACCGTTGTGCTCCCAGTTTCCATTAGCTTTTACGTCGTTGTCTATTGTTGTCACGGACGGTATTTCAAGCTCATCACTTTTTCGTTTTACTCCAACTATTGCTACACTATCCGAATAGTCGTGCTTTCTATCTTCTAAGGGGGGTAGGAAATCTGAGCCAACATACCAGTTATCCAAGCATCTTTCATTCACGAAAAGTTGACAATAATCCCCAACTTGTATGGGGAAACGAATACTGCTACTACCTCCACAAATGTGAATTACTGGCACTTCAATAAAGATTGGCAACTCTATACTTTCCCCTTTTATAACTCTATTTACGACTGGTTTACAGTCTATTGTAGATTTATTAACTTTAACTACTTTTGCAATAAGTAGGGTGTGTGTATTAGATATCGACTCATCTATCGCACTAAGTATAACATTCTCTAGAGAGGGTGTATCGTTATTGTTGTGTATCATTTAACAACCTCATATTTTTCCGATAGTGAACAAGATACTTCTTGTTTCCAATCTGCACCGTCCGTATCTCCACTATATTTTATCGTATTTACTTTATATACTCCATTTAGCTCTTTAGATATAGTACTTTGTATCTCACACAGACCACTGATTTTCAAAGATGGGTTCATCATTGTCTGGAAAGTTACCTCACTCTCTTTTTTCGACGGTGTCTTTAAGAGTCCAGTTTCTGGAGAAACAATTACAGATAAATCGTCTGTAATCTCATTATCTTTCAATATGTGTAGCTTCTCATTGTCGATAAAAACCGTTTCATCTTCCTTTAGCATATCTTCTATAATTTTAAAGGACGAACCAACAAGCACCTTCGGTCTATGTAGCTTCACTCTTTTTGTTACCTTACCTTTTTTTATGTTTGGCATATCTTCTAGTATGTACTCAATGTCGTTAGATTTTACTGTTTTTGACGTATAGCTTGTTAAAAAATCGTGACCACCGTCGTGACAAACTAAAGTTGTTATTATGTCTGCACCACGTCTTTCTGAATAACTTTCTGTAATAGTTCCTTGAAATATCGTTTCTATCTTCTCGTACCCAGCTTGAAGCAAAAAAGGCATCATTGTTTTTTGGTCTGTTTTATCCTTAACTAAATGCCTACGATTTGTTTCGTTTAGATTATAAATCGATACTCTGCAACTATTAAGTCCACCCTTCACAGACTTTGTGGCTTCAAATTGTATCCTAATGTTCGGAGATATTTTTATAACTTCTCCATTTTTTGTAGTAACGATTATTTCGTAATCACGTCCAAATCTATGGTACATCATTTCCCCTAATTTCAATAAGTTCATCTCTCTCAAGTAGGTATAGTTCAAAATTCCCACTCTCGAAACTGTCAATTAAGAATGGGTCAAGCCCTTTAATCTTCGATAATACTGTAAAGTCAAACGGTAAATTAAATCCAGTAAGCATAAGCACGCCACACGATACTCTAAGTCCATTTTTCACTTTATCTCTATATCTTGCATTCATAATCCAACAATCGTCTCTAAACATCATCTTCAAAAATATGTAATCATTTTCAAAAGGGATACTAAGTTCTTGCGTAGGTGTAGAGTCTATGTCTATTTTTCTCATATTTACTCCAGTAGTGTATATAGGAAACTTTTTTCAGTCTCATCTGTTTTACTTTTTACTGTTTCGGAACTGTCCTTGTTTGTGCCGTTCACAACTCCTTTGTTGCTACTTTTTTTTACTTTATTCTCAACGCTTTTTGTTGGCTTTTTAAAATACTTATTCTTATCCACAAGTAGTGTATCTGCAAATCTTACCTCTTTTGCAGTTAGTTTATATTTAAGTGCCTCGTCTGTTTCATTGTTTCGCGTTATCGAAATTGATGTAATTCTCATATTCTCATACGTTTTTAACGGCGTTTCAATACTTATTAGCGTCTTTGTGTTATGCAAATTCTCTATAAAATTGAAAAAATCATTTTGTGGTGTGGAACTCTTGCTGTTTAGCAAATTAAAAATATCTCCACTTTGAACTGTATCTACAACAGAGGACAATCTACTGCTATATTTCTTCGCTTTTTGAAGCATTGTATCTGTTTTTTGAGTAGAGTATAGAATGTTTTTAATGTCATTTGCTTTGTCTATAAAATCATCAACTTTTTGAGCGATAGACTCTTTTTTTATGTGTATATTTGACACTTCTCCATCAATAGATATTTGATTTGGTCTGTTGATGATGTGGTCATTTACAGTCCCACCATCTTCGATAAAGCTATCCGGTACATCACTTGTAAAAGTTGTATTTTCGGAAATTCTAACATCAAGCGAATATCCACCAATACCAATCGTATTTAAATCTCCGAAAATTCCTTGAATATCCATTACATACCACCATTTTTAGAGAAATTTACACTTGCATTGCTTAACATTTTATCAAGTTCGGACGCTACGCTTTGTCCAGCAACGACTGGGTCACTGCTTTTCACGTCCACTTTAATCGAATTTGTAACGTGTGTCGTGTTTGTTGTCACATTTGGCTTTTCTACTATTCGAGTAGGAGAAATTGGTGCATTACGGTATAGTTTTTCAATACTTGTGTTTAGCTTTCGTGCATCAACTCCATTTTGAGAGATATTTGTATTGTTGTGTATCGTTGTTGAACCAACAACTCCATTATTCACACTGTTTTGCTGTGGTTCTTTTTTTGATGAGAACACTCCACTTAGAGAGGGCATCTCAAAACCATCAAAGAGTGAGCCAAAATTTGGCATCTTGAAAGACGTAATTTTATCAAAAATACTAAAAATGGGGTCAAAATAATGAACAATCTTATCAACGAGGGTTCTTACATACGTTGCAGAATTGTCAAAAAAAGTATTGATTAATGTTGAAATCCCACTGTAATATATCCCTATTTGTTCTCCAGCTTTTTTCAAATCAGAGAAGTTGAATTTGTAATTATTTATCTCATTTACAACATCAAAAAAAGGCTTAAACTCTTTAACAACTTTTGATGACCACCCCGAAACATCAAGCCAAATCTTATTGAGTGCCTTTACAATGTCTATATCGAACCACGCCTTTGACCACTCTGCAATTTTACTTTTCCCCCCATTTAGTGCAACACTTAAGTCATCAAAAATTGCGATAACTCCAACTATTCCAGCAATAATGAGCGATACTGGATTGAGTAGCATTGTTTTATTTAATCGTGCGAATGCAACTGCTGTAATCCCAAGTGCTGTGTTAATTCCAATAGTGTTATCGATTAATAAGTATAGACCTTTTCCGAACTTCACAACTGCACTAAGTCCAGTACTTATTGCACCGATAAATTTGGATAACCCATTTTTTACAACATCGCTATTTTTTATAAGCAACTCACTAAAACTGTCCGATAGCCCCTTAAGCTGGGGTACAAATCCAAGTGCAACGCTCCTTGTTATCCCACCAATAGAATACTTTAGTGTTGTTAAACTGTCATTAAAAGAAGCAATCTCGTTAGCGTCTTTTGTACTTGCAACACCCATTGCACGTGCTTTTTTTCGCAGTTCATCTATCCCTTCAGCCCCAAGCTGAAGGGTCTGCAACATAGACTCATCAAGCCCTAATTTTTCCAAATATGCTTTCTGCTCCTGAGATGATAAATTAAGCTCTTTAAATCTTGAACTTAGTTCCATCATTATACTATCAGCACTCTTCATCTCTCCATTATTGTCTTTTAACGCTATACCAAGTCTCTGAAACGCTTTTGTTGTTTCATTGTTCTCTACTACTGCTTCACCCATTTTTTTGGATAAATTCGAGAGTGAGCGTTGCATCTCTTCTGCTCCAGAACCGTTCACGCTCGCAACGTATCCGAGTTCTTGAATAGCTTCTACGGCAACACCAGTTTCACGTGCTAATTGAATTTGAGCATCTGTCCCAGCAATAGAGGCAACCACAAACCCCCCAAGTGCCACACTTGCTAACGACACTGCACCGATAACGCCTCTGATATTATCGGACAATCTTGTAAATTTTGAACCAGACTCTTCGACTCCACTACTATTTACTTTTAGGTTAATATCTCTGTCAATATCAATAAAATTATCAAGCTCATCTATCTCTTTTCTTGAGTCGTCAATATCACTTTTGAACCTATCAAGTGTTTTAAATTTTATTGATGATGTAAGTGATGATAATCTCTTAGAGAGAGAAATAGAGGACTGTGCTAATCTATTTTCAGATTTAGCTCCATCATCTATCTCTCTATTTAAGTGACTAATTGCACTACTTGTTTTCTGTATAGTCTTAGTTGTTGTCGAACCTGAAACTGTAGCAATATCTAAGCCTTTATTTAGTCTTAAGAGTGGGTCAAGACTCCCATTAAAGCTAAATTTTGTTGATAATTCTGCTATTTGCATTTATGCCTCTTCCATTGCTAAAGTTTCAATATCTCCGATAATTCCCTCAAATTCAAGGATATTCATTATATCCATCGTATCAAGTTCTCTTATCTCTTTTAGTGTTCCATACCCTTTTTTGACTAAGCTAAAAAAGAGTATTTCTGTATCTGTTAAGTTTGTAAAGTCCACATACTTATTAAAATAGTTTATAGACTCTACATATCGTTTTAAGGAGTAACGCTTCCTTTCTTGTAAAAAGGGTAAACGATAACCCCCATTGTTAGGGCAATATATTCAAGGTAATCCTCTGGATACTGCTCAAAATGCGTAGGAAGTTTTGAGATTTGAGAGTCATCAAATGTCACTCTATCATCAATCTTCTTCGCTAACTGCTTATACTTTTCATCATTTAGAAACGAGAAGTTTTTAACAAGTAGCATCGGTTCAATCACAGAGTAGAGTGCAACACACTCAACTCTAAATTGATGAGAGAGTTTTTGGAGATGATACTCTCTTCCGTTAATCTCAATAACTCCACTTTCGTTGAATTTTTCTAACTTTTTAATACCATCTTCCACTTAATACTCCTAAAGCTTTCTTGTTGCAAAACATTCGATTGTGTATTCGACTTGTGAGTTGCCATCTTGATTGTTTTTCGTGTGAGTCGGTGAGTCTGTAAAGCTTCCAGCTTCAAGTGCGAAACTCTCAACCATCTCCTCACCATCTTTTACAAAAATCTCTTTGATTGAGCCATCGAAAACAACTGGTGCTTTTTGATTGAACTGCTCATTTAACCACACGTCGCTATCTGAGTTTCGCATAACTCTAAACTTAAGCGTGTAGACTTCTCTATCTGCTCTTTGTTGGATATTTACTGCTCTGTTTGCCCCATACGTTCTTGATGTTTTGGGGTTGGTTGGTGCTAATTCAAGCACATCACCAGCAATTAAATCTCTAACAACCTCACCATTTAAGATGAGGGTTGTTGAGTCGGATTTTAAACTAACTACTGCCATTTACTGCTCCTATAAGTTATATTGAATTGTTGTATCAATAGAGTGAATTGCCCCAGCATTTTTGAATGCAACTTGAATAGCTGGGGACTTTCTGGCATCTCTATCATCTTGGCTTTGCTCACTAAGGGGGTTTGCATAAACATAAAAACCGTCTTCTTTAATTGCACGCTTGAATACTTCAGAATTTCCGAATGTATCTGGGCTTGTCCAAGTACCAGCACCGACAACTTTTGCACGTCTAAACATAGACAATGTTTTTTCAATTGTATCAACGATTTTTTGAACGTCCTCATCGATTTGAGCCAATTTTGTTGATGTTGTTCCGAGTAAGTTGAATAGGTCAATCTGGACAAAGTTCTTAATCGCGATAAAGTTATATACATTATCTGCAAAACCGTTTGCACCACTCACATAAAGCTTTGGAATATCACCAAATGTTGTGTAAATATCAAGACCAACTTTTTGAGCCTTGTTGATCTCATCTTGCGTATAGTCTTCTGCGATAATACCACTCAACTCTTTCAAGTTCAATGTAATTGATGTATTTTGAGCAGTAAAGTTTACGGTGTGCATACGTGCCATCATCGCAACTGCTGTTTTCCTATTCCCATCTTTACGATAAATCATTCGATAGTTTTCACCACCTGCTAATTTGATTTTCCACACAACATTATCAATGCTTTTTTCAAGATTTGAAGCACTGTCAAACACATCATAAATAATGACTTCGTTCGCTTTTGCCCACATTGCCATACTTTCACTCTCATCATCTGTTGGGTTATCGATAAAGACTGCCCCACGAATTGACTCTAATTTGGAAATCTCTCCTAGAGCGTCCTCTTTACTTTCAGCTTCTAAAGTTTTTTCATCTTCACCATCTATTGCGACTGCCCCAGTACCACTTGCTAAAAGTAGTGTTTCCCCAATAAAAGTTCCATCTCCACCATCTGCAAAAAGTGTCACTTTGCTGTCTGCACCAGTCGTATCGCTTGTTACGATAATTCGCTGGTCATCTTCTGTAACTGTTGCCCCATCGATATTATCATTTAAAATCTGAATAACATCATCTAAAGAGTCAATCGTCCTAAAGTCCAAATCCCTTACATTTTGCGTAGTTCCATCAACATCAATATCAAAACTTCCATCTTCAACTTTTTGCAATGTGTCGATAGCGTTTTTTTCGCTAAGTTGCGAACCTTTGATTTTTCCGTGCGTTGCAGGTACAGTTTCGTCCGACGCTCTCCAGTATCCAGCTACCAAATACCCACCACTATTTGTTGGATTTTTTGTCTGTGCAAAAAGAATTTTTGCATATTCGTACATCGCAGAACTTGTTCCAAAGTCCTCCTGTACACTCCCTAAGTCTGTATACGCTACTGTACGATTTGCACTACTCAGCTTCCCGAGTTGTGACGTGATAATCGAAACAATGTTCATATTTGTACGTGAAACACTTTTCCCCTGTGGTAAAAATGAAACGTTAACAACATTTTTAATATCTGCCATTTATTCTCCCTTGTAATTTAGAGGTATTTCCTCTATTCGTTTAGTGTCTATTTCTAAAGAACTGCTGTATTGTATCATAACTTCTATTTCATAGGTGGAAATGAAGTAATCACCTATTTGATTTTTTAAAGAATTTACTCCACCTCCCCTTAAGAAAGTTATCTCATATTTTTTCTGAGCATCTCTTGCCATCTGTGAATTTTGGATATTGATAAATCTATAAGCGTTAGACTCTGCATTTTCCCCAAAAAAAGTAACCGTTGCCCTCTTTTTGAAATATGTTACAAACTTCTCTTTTTCACTTTCGCTATCATATTCCCTACTACTCCCAATTTGCAAATCAATGCCACTTGAGGTTAGAGAAATATAATCTTCTCTATCAGATACCTTATTGATATTCGAATATCCAATGACGACTCTATCCGGATAAGAGTCCATAATGTCACTAATGTAATCGCATATCTTTTCATCTATCATCTAACTTCCTCGCCAATGCACTCAACATATCCATAATCTAGAAAGTTTCCAACATTTACAATCTTGTATCTTACTCCATTATGCTCAAATTCATCATTTAGCTTTATTATCTCATTAGTGTGTATCGTTGAATATGTTTTTGAGGTATCAAGATTATTTTTTATTGAAAAGTTAAAGTTTTGCTGTTGCACTGTTGCACGTATAGTTTTCTCCTCAAAAAATGACTCTTTTTTATGGTTATGTATTTCCTCATATACGATAAAAAACTGAATATCTTGAGAAAAATTCAAAACTATTTTTGATAAATTTGGAAACATTATTTAACCTCTATCCAATGCGTGATTGACTGCAAAAGCTTTGAGTCATTCACCAATATCTTGGATGATTTTTTAGCTCTTTTTGTCCTCTCATCTATATCTTTCCACTTTCCATATCCACCACTTAAAAAAGCCCCTTTAGAAATGTTTTGGGCTGTAATCCCTACTTTTGTTAGCATATTATCGGAACTTCCACCATCTAAAACACTTTTAAAGCCACTTTCTAACGCTTTTTTTATCTCATCTTCTCTATCGTAAATTGGGTCTTTCAGAAAGCTTCTTCTCGGAACTCTAATCCCAAGCTCATGTGTAGCCCCAACTTCTGCGATACTTTGTCCATTTGGATAAGCACCAACGTCAGTTGGGACACCAATTTTTATAGACGTTTTTTTAAGCTTTGTTAGCTCTTTTATAATCTTATCAACACTCATACGAAAATTGCACCAATCCCATTATTTTTAATTAGCATAAGATACACTTGCCCATACGGCGTAGTCGAAAAAAAAGCGTCCATTGCTGTAATGTTCTGTTGTTGCACATAAGATACAGACACACTTCCGACACTTTCAGACGATACAGGTTTAGCCGTATCGCCGTTTTTTGTGTTATCAGAATTTGAGATTAGGTGTGCCATTAAATGCAAAATAATCTCATCATCGCACGAATTTTTCCCATACCCTGCACCATAGTAGCACGTGTACGTTTTTTCAAAAAGACTAAAATATTTAGATATAGCTTCTTTCGAAATATCAGGAAATCGTGCGATTAAATCATTAAGCATCTTTAGCAATAACCCCATTTTTAATAGCGTTCAAAATTCGCTTGTCTTCAGACTCTTCTTTTGTGAGTTCAAATCTAAAACCATTAACAAGATGACCATTAAAGTAAAATGCACCCTTGATTAATTTTTTAAATCTTACTGTTTTTTCAGGTTGAACTTCATCTGTTTTTTTGATTTTTTCAACCTCGTCAAGGAGTTCCTCTTTCGATAAGGAACTAAACCCCTTAATCCCAAGTTCTTTAGCTTTTACCTTTAACTCTTTGATTCCAATATCTCCCATAGAAAAACTAACGAGGCTTAAAGCCCAGTTAGTACCCTCCCTGAAGATTTTTCAAGAATGTCAAGCCCAGCAATTCTAAACTTGGAGTCCACTCTATACTCAAAAGAGGCTTGTTTTACAATTTGACCGATTGTCAGCTTTTGTGGAATTCTCATCACCATAGCGTCTTCGCTTGTTGAGTATGCAACAACCTTAGAAGTTCCATCAACGTCTTTCGCTCTAAATGTAGTAACGAATTTAACAAAAGGGAAGTTATCTTTCAAAGCTTTTAGAACAGTTGCACTTCCAGCTTCTGATTTATAAATTGTCCCCTGAAGCTTATTCATCACATAAATTGGCATTACGACGGTATCAGCACTGTATTCAGGGGTGTTATTAACGTCATTTAACTGCTCTGTAATAAGAGTTGCAATCTCTTCATACATATCTTCTCCACTCAAATTATCGATTGAGTCCGAAGCACTTGTAGTTGTAAAAAGTGAAGTATTCAAAAGCCCTTCTTGCCCATTATGCCCTAAGTAGCCAATCTCATCAATTTTCTGAGAGTATGCTTTTTTGTGTGTCATAATGTAGCGTTGTGGTAGGTTGATGTTACCCATCTGTGCTTCTTTAATCTCATCATCTGTCCAGATTGAGTGAGCTTGTTTTGGGAACACGCTAATGAATGTGTCTTCTACACTAAGGGAAATTCTCCCTTTTCCACTTCCGATATCGGAACTGTCTGCAAAATCCCCATAGTCTTCAATTCTTAGGGATTGAATTTTTCTTGCATACCCCCCAGTATTGTCTGCTTTTACTCCACTGTTTAAAAATGAGAGTTCAGCATACTTTTTTTCAAGAATTTTTGGGTTAATAGCAGTTAAGTTTCTTGCCAACACTGCACCCATCGCACTATCTTTAAACGCTTTTCCACTATCGGTAAAACGCTTAAAGCTTTCAATATTATAAATTTGTCCTAAAGTCATATATCCCCCTTATCTTTGTCTTACAGTCCAAACTGTATCAGAAATTTGCTTATAGAAGTATCCATCAACTGGAATGTTCGCAACAATACCATCTCCACCGTCACTGTCTGCACTGTGTGGGGTTGCTTTACCATTATCTTCTACGTTATTTTTGTCATTATTGTAGACGTATACCTTGTCAAACTTTGAAATTTCAACATCTGAAACAACGGTAACAGTACAAAGTCCACTCTCTACTGCATCTGCTAAAATTGAGTTTTCAGCTGTATACTTTCCATCATCTTCAATCGCTCCAGTTGTTGAGGCTAATACAATCCCAGCACAAACTACATCCTCACTATCCTCACTACCATCAATATTTTGGATTTTATCATCTTTGAACTTCGCAAAAAGTCCACCAATTAATCCATCTTCAAAATCGGTATATGTAGACACTACTCCAGTATCTCCAACAATAAGACCAGCTCCAGCTTTTCCAAGTTCATCAGTTCTTGTACTTCCAAATGCCATTAGATTTCCTCCTCTGCGATTTTATCCCAGCCACTCAAGTTTGCATCTCCAAACTCTTTGTACTGCTCAGTTTTTTTAAGCATTTTAAACGCTGTCTGAATTTCGTTATCTTTAAACTCATCTCCGTGCATCGTTGCAACTGCATCTCTCATAATCTTTACCGTGTCAGCATCTGAAAAATTATATTTAGAGTCTAGAAAGTTTTTAGCTTTTTCAATCACTTCAGCTCTTGCGTTTGCCTCAGCTTTTACGATTGTTTTAAACTCATCACTATCTTTAAAATCAGATAAAGCCTCAGATTTTGCACTCTGAACTGCTAATTTGAACTCTGCAGTATCTTTCATCTCTTTTTTAGGCTCTTCTTTTTTAGGCTCTTCTTTTACAGCCTCCTCATCTTTTTTTGGTTGATGCTTAGCCAAAAAGTCACTCTGTTGAATTGGTGTTAGCTTGTCCCACGCTTTTAAAAGTTCTTCCATACCTATTCCTTCGTCTTTAAATTTGCATTTATCACCACACCGACCAGCTTCAACGACTGCTAAGTGATGTGGGACAATGTCAACTTGTTCAAAGTCGTAAATATCGTGCTTTTTTAATTCTGCAAAATATCCAAGACTCAACTCATCGTATTCTATCACTTTATCATTAAAAGTTATAGTATTCTCAATAGATACAGTTGTATCTGTATTCTCATCTTTATCATCAATAAGTTTGCTATTAGAAACTTTTCCGATTATGAGTGAGTTATCTATATTGTCTTTTAGTTCAATGTGTCCATTAGTTACAGGGATATCATTTAATCTATTGCTTACCTCCTCAATAGTTTTTCTGCTTCTGTAAATCTTGAATATTTTATTTTTTGGCTCAAGCCCAATCTCAACCCCTAAATATTCTTGATAACCGTCCCTTACAGAAACAGCCTTTCTGTTTTTCATTTTGTCTTTAAAAAATACCATTCAACCCCCATAATTTTTATAAGTATATCAAAATTCTATAATATACTCAGCATAACAACGGCAATTAACCTCTTCCATAGGCTTTAGACTTTTTCCATCGCACGACGAATATAGACCATTTTCTATTTCAAACTCTTTCCCACTTCTTATAGCGTGACACTTCCTACTTCTCTCATCTCCGACGCTTCTCCAAATCGCTTTTTTGACTCCAGCACTCTTCGCCCTCTTCTCAGAGAGTTGTTGGTTGAATGCTTTTAGTTCGTTTCTCGATACAAGCTTAGCCTTATTCAAGTTTGAAACTCTTGTATTGTCAACGTGGTCATACAGTTCACCAAGTGTTTTTCCAGCCCCCATTAGTCTTAGCGTATTTTTATGTAAGTCGTCCATCATCGCATCGCGTAGCTTTTTAATCTGCACTCCACTCTCAACGCTTTTCGCGTTTATGAATTGGTTATAATTCTCTTTTTTTAGAATTTCACTCATCTTCACTCCAACTGCTTCGTCTATGCTTTCACTAACCTCTTTATTGTTTACGCTATCTGTCCTCTTGTAAAGCTTTTTAATATACGCCTCTAAACGCTTATTTGTAAACTGCTTTTTAATACTCCTTTTAAAGTCATTAATGAGTTTTTCTGCGATAACTGCATAGTTCCCAATTTGTGCATCTTCAAATTTACTAACTGTATTTTTATTCATAGCCTTAAGCACTTTATTATTAAACCTATTTGATATTGACTCAACCATAAAAGAGTTAAAGTTATCCAGTTCTTTCTCAATGTTTAAAGGTGGGTTTGGTTGCCTAAATGTCTTTTTCATCTTCTGGGAACTCACCTGTAAAGTCGTTTTTTGGCTCAACTTCAAGCCCTCTATCTTTTATATACTTGTCTATATCATATCCTAAGTTATATAGCTTCATCGCATTATCAATCACGCTTGTCTCATACGCTACTTTTTCAGACGCTTTAACATTTTGATTGTCTTTAAACTTTATCTCTCCAAGCCCTAGAATTTCAAACAATTCAACAATTTTATCAATCACATAATCCTCTTGGATATTCTCAATCATCTCATTAAAAGTCGTCTTTTCTTGCTCCCCAGATGAGTTCATTCCCTTTACATTCTCTCCAACAAGCATCGGCAATGGGATACCACTCACCATAGCGACGCGTCTTAACGAAATGTCATCAGCATCTTTCAGGTTAGTTAGAGATTGCGAAACGGTAACAACCTCATCGTCTTTATCGATAATCCCAGCACCGTAAATACTTCTCCTGTCTTCTGCGATAGAGTAGAATTTGACAATATCAGCCTCTTTTTTAGATGCCAACGCTTGTTTAAATCCAGAAACTTTATAAAAAAATGAGGAGTTTTTCTCGACTATTGAAGATGATGAACGCTCAACAACTCCATCGTTAATGAGTTGATTATAAATGAGTTCAAACTCACTAATCCCCCCATAATTATAGAGTGGAATATCGTTGTGACTTGGCTTAACATAAGTAAAATCAACAACTCGTGAATAGTGGAACTCAAAACCATTAACGTTATATGAAACAGGTTCGTAATATCTTGAGCTTGATAAGTCCAAATTGTATGACGTTATAGAAACCATATCCCCACTAAAAACATCGAATTTTGGGTTCTTTACTCCTTTTTTAATGGGAGTCGATAAATCTCCTCCATCATTTATCACGATAATCCCTCTTCCGAAAACAAAAGCCCACTTTAATGCTTCCTGTACTTTAGACTGCAATTTCTTAGAGTAAAACTCTCTATCTTCCTCGTTCTCAAAAAAAAGTGATGATGTCTTAGTTGCGTATGAGCTTTTTAATCTAACAATCTTGTTCCCAAGTCCAGTCTTATAAATCTCGTTTAACTCAGAAAAATCAACCCTTGTGCCAACAATCGTATTTCTATTTTGGGGTGTCCTTGTGTTCGCGATAGAGTTATATAAATCAACTATCCCATCTATAAAATTCATTTTTACCCTTATTTTTCTCAAATTGTATCACAAATCACAAAAGGTCTCCATAGTCAAAACTTTTATTTTTGTACGCTATCTCAAATCCATCAATCACCGTGTCAATCATATCGTCGTGTACTCCACTTGGGAATGAGGTATACTCAGTTATAAAATCATCAATGTGTTCAATGTCATCAACGATATATAAGCCGTGTATCTCTAAATAAGGGGAAATCTCTTCAGCACGAAAAACTTTATCTTTATTTCTCTCAACTTCATAAACCATAAATCCATCGCTTTTCATTCTTTGAAAAAGGTCTATCCCACTTGCTTTCTGCTCTATGTACATTCCAGAAAAAGGATATTCATCATTCCTCTTATAGAAAGATTTTGCAGTCAATTCCCTCTCTCTGCTTTTCGGTTTACCTCTAAACATATCAAGCATATATAACTTATTCTCAAAAAATCCGAATGATGTATACACTGTATAGTCATTCTGTTCCTTGTCTTTAAGTGCAGTATCCACAGTTATAAAACGCTTTTCAAATCTGATTTTGTTCACTACGCTACGCCCAACATATTTTAGCCAATCCACTTTCAATAAATTACCACTTTTTATTATTGGATTTTGCTGGTAAAGTGCCTCAAAGTTTTCAGGACTCATTGTGTTTTTACGCTCCATTAGAAATTCTAATGACTTATGTTCAGGGAGTAGTACCTCACCTTTTTTTCGATATTTTTCATCGTGTTCAGCAATTGCCTTATAGGTCACAACGTCGAACCCCCCTTTTTTTAGCATTCGTCCAGCTGGGTCATCAATATGCCAACGTGTCAAAATCATCAAAAAACCTGCTTTTTCATCAAAACGCGTGAAGAAGTCATCTGTAAACCAGTCCCACGTTTTTTCTCTGAAAGTCATACTGTTAGCAGTTTCACGCCCCTTCAATGGGTCATCGATAACTCCCAAATCTAATGTTTCTCCAGTAATACTTCCTTGAACTGTTGTGTTTCTAAAATATCCTCCAGTTTCTATATATTCAATAAGCTCTTTATTTTTTTGATACCCCTGAGACGTAACAACGCGTTTATCATTCACTTTCAGGTTTGGGAAAATGTCTTTATATACTTTTCTTTCAAAAGTCCTTTGTAGTGCTAAGTTAGCACGAACTCCAAGACGTTCGGAAAATGATGCGTAAATTGTCCTAATTTCTGGGTGCTTGCCACTTAACCAAGCGATAAAATCTATAATTGCAGTTGATTTACCGTGTTGAGGGGGTGCCTGTATGATTAGCTTTGGTCGCTTACCATTCACTAATTCATTATAGAAATTTTGTAGTTTTCGAGAGAGGTCCGAGAGAAACCAATTCACTTTTAGATTTGAATTTATGAGTTTCCTATATGCCAAAAAGTCATCTCTTGCTAATGCTACTTTATAGCTATATAGTGCTTCTATTTGTTCTGCAGTTAATTTAGGAGGCATTCTAAGGGAACTCCTAAGCTTAACGCTTTCTCTTTTGCTTCTTCTGCTGTCAAAATCGAATTTTGATTAACTTGTGTTGTTTGGTTAACGTTTACTTCTGTTTTTTGAGTAGATGGGTTAGCTACTGCTTCAATGTCTTTGATTGCACTTACTCCAGCCTTTATGTTTTGTGGATTATCGTATATCCCATCTTTAATACCATCTCCTATAAGTTTTTGAAATGACTTTAAAAGCCCTCTATTGGACCCAATAAGCTCATTATCTAATGCTACTGTATTAATCCTCTCCTCAAGCATTTCCTCAATAAATTTGTTTTGTGAGTATTTATGTGTAACTTCTCTCAATTTCGCACTAATCCCCTCTATATCATCATCTACGCTACATAAAACACACCACTTCTCTAAGTTTATTTTATTTGTTAGTATGTTTTTTGGAACCCTGAACTTCTTTACAATCTCATCTTTAGTGAAGCCTTTTTCATAAGCCTCGCGAATTGATTCCCAATTGTACTTTTGAGGTCTTGCCATTACTTAATTGGTCCACACAGCATCTCAAGCTCAACAATCTCACTCTCAATCTTCTTTACTTTACTATCATTTCTTGATGTAGCAAATACCCAACCAATGACCCACAGACCACCAGTAAGTAACGATAAGATTAAGTGCATTGTATGAGAAGTTTTTATGCTATTCTTCTCAATAGTCTTTTTGACTATCTCTCTTTTAATATCTATTTCTTCCATCTTCTACCCTTTAACGAATGGTGGTGGAGCTTAAAGCTTCCACCCCTCTCTTCTTACTTTATCAACATACACGTCCGAGAAGTCAATATTTAGCTCTTCAACTCTTTTTAGTATCTTTTCACATCGATACACTGCATTCCCAGATGTCAATTCGTATGTCATATACTTATTGTCAATAATACCACAAAATTCATACTCATTAGTTTTTACAACTGTTATTCTCTCGTTGTGGATATGAACAAGTGGTTTTTCTAGAGTAAAAAACTCACCTTTTGCTTTCTCAATACTGATATTGAACCCAGCTTTGAAAAACTCTCTTGTTTCAACAATATCTTCAAGCATAACTCTTTTTTTCATCTTTATTCCTTTTGTTTAGATGATGTATTATATACTAATTATTGCAGTTTTTCAAGGGTTTAGGTGTGTTTTACCTATCTTTTTGTGCATTTTTTTATAATACTCAATCAATGCCCTATACCTTTGAGGATAGTTCTTCCTCATATTTGGTATGGAACGAATATGATATTTATAGTATTCACTCAATTTCTTATCTGAAACATCATAGGTTATTTTTTTACGTTTTTTTACTTCCATTTTAATTCCTTTTTTTGTTATGTCGCATTATATACTAACTATTGCAGTTTGTCAATAGTTTATCAAACATTTTCCAATAAAAATTCAATCGCCTCATCTGACCCCTGGCAAACTCTAGCTTTTGCATACTCGTATCCATTCACACGCTCTATAAACTCAATTTGTTCAATAGACGTTGTTGGCTTTGCATTACTAAGCTTTCCACTCTTCAACCTCTTCCTTGCACGCTTCATCTCAATAAATAGAATTTTATCATCAAGAAAAACGACTAAATCGCTCACTCCTTTTGTCTTTCCGACTGCTTTAGCTTTCTTCTCGGCTATAATCGCGTATTTCTTGTTTTGCTTATATGTGTTATTTTCGTTTGTTGGTGCAAAATGAAAAATCTTTTTTGCACGCAACCAGTTTACAACCTTTCTTTGCTCTTCATATTCAGTCATTAACAAAAATCCTTTTTTTAAACCATATCTGCAAAAGTTAGCGATTTTATGAAATTTCTCCCATCATCGAATTTCAACGCTGGCAATTCATTGTATCGTGCTAAATGAAATTCTTTTTTAAATAAAGCCCATACTTTTCTGTGTAGTTTTGTAGCTAACAACTTGTCATCTTTTGCAATCTCATACACTTTTGTATTTTTAGCGTCCATTAATGCACGCTCTTGCCAATTTTCAAGTCGTTTTGTTTCCTCAAGCTTTTTCACCCTCTCTTCAACTACACTATGCCCTTTTGCAATAATAGAAATTTGCTCAGAAATTGAAAGTGGTCTAAGCGACTGCTTTTCAATCTTGATGAAATAATCTCTAATATCCTTACCAATTTTTGTTCTTTGTAGCATAGCTAAGTGCTTTGCAGTATCCAAAGTTAAAATATACTCAATTCTTGTTGCGTTGTTCGCTTCCATTTTTTTGTGGAGACGAATATAGTCCTCATTTTCAGAAAATAGTGATAATTCCTTCTTAATCCACGTGCTAAAATCGCTCTTCAGATTAAGATTTTTATGAAGCTCTCTAGCGTTTACGCTATTAACCTCATCTTTTCCTATAACTTCTTTATTGATACTTATGATGCTATCCATATAATCCCTTTTGTTTTCCGAAAATAGTGAACCCTACAAATCCAGTCGAACATAAATTTCTATACTCTTCTATGTTTTCTACTAATTCTTTTGAGTTTTTTATTTTATTTAGTGTTCCATATAGATACTTTGTTGTAAACTTTGCCCACTTATATCCTCCATCAATCGATAAAAATATTGACCAATTATCGTTGTACATTTCCACCTTATTGTTCTTGATTATTTTAAATAAATCATCTTCTGTATACTTCAATCGACTAAAAGGTCTACAATACTCTTCTATTTTTTTAGGTAGTGTCACTACGAGTATATTTTCAAAATTTTCAAAATTCCAACCTGTATCTACCCTTTCTATTGCTATCGACCCACCAATAGCAAATATTGACTTTTTAGATATACATATAGTGCTATAAGAGTGATTTATAAATATTTCAACCGTATCATCATCCTTATGTCTTGCAAATAGGCTATTGTCTCCGTGGTGAATATAGTCTTTTAATGATACGTCGCTAGTGCTATCATATTGATTTATTTTGTTTATTGCTTCTATGAAATCCATCTTTGAACTTTCTGACAAATTATTTAAGGAGAGTATGTGAAGTGTCAAGCTTTACTACTCTTTAAGCCCTTATCAAGCAAGAGAGGGTAGCAGGTGCTTGACTTACCTTTGCTCTCTCTTGATAAAAGCTTAGCGTTAAGAGTTATTAACGCTAATATCCTATTTGTGAAAAGTGTGCATCATTATATTTTACTAAGCTAAGATTGATTTTTTCATTTTATTTCCTTTATTTTTTTTGGTTGGCAAAACGGGATTCGAACCCACAACAAACCCCTTATGAGGGGGCTACTCTACCATTGAGTTACTTGCCATTCGTGATATTATTTTATCATTTTTTAACTACAATGTCAAGAAGTTTTTGTAATTTTTGTGACCAATTTTTATAGCCAAACTGTTGAGTTTTCCGTGCTTATCGTTGTGACACTTTTCGTGACACTCCCTACACACTCCAACTTGACATCTATCGTCTTTATCTGCACCCCTACACCCAAAAATTGGGTGATGAGCGTCTTGAATTTGTTTTGTTTTGCATAATTGACACACGTTATTTGATGTATCTGAGATAAATCTCCTAAACTCATTCATCTCTTTTTTTGATAGACGTTTTTCGCTTAGTCGTCTATCTTTTTTAAGTTGTGCATCTTTGCTAAACATCAAAGAGAATACTCTAAATCAGGATAATACTCGTCCAGTGCCTGTCTAACACTCAATTTTGAATGAGAGTGAAGCACGGTATAAAGTAGGTCTTTATATGCTTTCCACGTTTCAATCTTCTTTAAATCAGATTTTTTAACTTCTTCTCTAGAGATTAAAACACCTTTTTCGTTTTTAAACTCTTTTTTACCTAATCTTGACTTATATTTAAAAATCTCAAATTCGCACACGTCCACCATTGAGCCGACTGAAATAGTTGACTCGAAATGGTAAATTGTTGCTTTCATATCTGTATCGTAATGCTTACTTTCGTTATTTAAAAGTGGGTGCTTCA